CCCACGTCGCAGCATCGCCGCCGCTGGTGCTGCCCCTGATCCAGAGCATGTCGCGGAGGATCAGCGCGCCGGCCTGGAGCGCCGTGATGGTGTCGCTGTCGTAGGCGCTCATGATCTACTGGCGGTAAGTTTGGCGGACGTCGAACGAGATGCGTTCGGTCAGCGAGTTGGTGAGGGTCGGCTTCGCCGTGTTCGGCACGACGATGAACTTCGCCGCCGGCTTGATGACTGTCACCGCCTCGCCGCCGCTGATGCTGGCAGGCAACGCGGGCACCACCTCGACGCTGGTCACCGCGCCCGATCCGTCGGCGGTCTTGGCCTCGGCGAACTTGCCCAGGTAGTAGCGCGACGTGTCGAACACGATCTGGAAATGCGTGCCGAGCGGCAGCACGTAGCCGGCCGGGAACCCGGTGAACGCGAGATGGAAGCGATCCGCGATCGTCCCCGCCACCGGCGCTGCCGAGCCGAAGATCGAGCCGTCCGGATCAGACGATGGATAGAGCCCGCCGCGATAGTTGGGCAGCAGCATCGTCTTCAACCCGCCAGCCCGGCTGTCGAGCAGCGCCATGATGCCCTCGGCATCGGCGATGTACATGTCCGCCGTGGTCACCGTGCCGCCCCACAGGGCCGGCGCACGGTCGGCGTATAGCGTTTCGCCCGAGCCGGAGCCCGAGCTTTCCTGCTGCCAGTTGAGCATCAGCGAGCAATCAGTGACCTTGAACAGGTCGGAGAACGCGCTGAGCGGGAGAGGATCGGCAAGGCTCATGGCGTACCGCCCGGTCGATAGCCGCGCCGATAGGGATTGGCGTTCGCCTGCTGCACGCGCGCCGGGAGCTCATTGCGCGAGAAGTCCGCCAGCGCCCTTCCCACCTCAGCGCCGACGCCCATCTGGGCACCGCGCGCGTCCACTGCAATGTGGACCGTGAGGCCATTGCCATTGGCCGCGCCATTGTTCGCCGCCATGCCGAGCATCGCCGCCGTCTTGCTGGCGTTGAACACCTGAGCGCCGCGGGGAAGGTTGATCAGTTCGGGGCCGTTCTCGCCGGCAACCGATAGGCCCCCGGGTGCGTAGTCCGTGCCGCTGGCGAAGTGAGGCACACTCGGCCCGCCGAACAGCCCGGCGATCATCCCGAAGATGCCGCTCGACGACCCGCCCGAGGTCGCGCTGCCAAAGGCATTCGACCAGAGGTTGTCGATCGCCATCTGGATCAGCTTGTTCGAGATGTCGTCGAGCGCCGATACCGCCGCGTCGGCAAAGGACGAGAACACCGACTGGCCTTGTCGCAGATCGCTCAGGAACGTCGAGGCGAAGGTGTTGCTCGCCTGCTCGGCGGTGTCCTTGAAATCGCTCAGCGCGGCGTTGACGCGAAGCTGGGTCGCCAGCGTCGATTGCATCTGGCTCTGCCAGGCGCCGCCGTACACAGACTTGATGGTGTCGGCGACGGACTTCTCCTGCGAGTTCATGCCGAGCGTTTGCAGATCGAATGCGGCATTGTCGTTGGCCGCGGCAACGCGCTTGGCCAGATCGGCCGCCTCGCGCTGCGCTTCGTTCGTGGCCTTGGTCGAGGCTCGGAGCGCGTCCTGCGCCGCCTTCTGCCGGTTGATCGCCGCGACGGCCTCATTGTAGGCGTTCACCGCCGCCGTCACTTCGGACGTGGTGCGGGCCTGCCCGATGCCGATGTTGAAATCGTCCTGCGCCTGCTGGAGCGGGGTTCGCGTGTCCGGCGTCAGCGCCTTCAACTGGTTGACCAGCGTACCGACACCGAGAAGTCCGTTGAAGTTGAACTGCGTCAGCGTGCTGAGCGCCTGGTTGGTGCTGCCCACGGCGACGGCGAGCTGCTGCGCATTTTCGGCAGCGGTCAGCATTTGCTGCGCGACTTGGCGCACCATGCCGTCGGCGTTGGAGTTCACCATCTCGTGGAGCTTGGTGATCAGCCCCTCGAGGTCCGGGTTGGCCAGGTTGAACGACTGCTGCAGGTCGGACAGCGCCTTTGCCTGTGCTTGCGCTGGTCCGATGTCACGGAATGCATCGTTCTGTGCGATGTAGCCTTGCAGGAAGTCGACCTGCACCTGCTTCACGCGCTGCAGCGCCGCCTGATACGCGGCGAGGTCGTCGGCGGCCTTCTTCGTCAGGTCGGACTGGACCGCGCCGACGGGCAGTTTGTTGGCCGCGTTCACATAGTCCTGCGCCGCCTTCTGCACGTTGTCGTAGCCGGTCAGAACCGTCTTCAGCCAGGCATCGTGTTCCTTGAGCGCGTCGGTCGCCTTCTGCGCGCCGCGCTGCGACGACTCCCACAGCTTGACCACGGCCTCAATGCCGATGGTGATGGCGAGAAAACCGAGGATGTACGGGTTGAACACCACATCAGCGAGACTGCCGAGCGCGCCGAACATGGTCTTGAGCGACAGGACGCTGGTGCCGGTCGAGGCCAGCCGTTCGTTCATCACCAGCAACGAGCCGGGAATGCGCGAGAAGTTGCCGCGGATGATTTCCGAACCGAGCACGCTGAACTCGCGCGACACGCCTGCAGACATCTGGCTCGTCTCTGCCGATGCCGCACCGAGGGCGACCGTCGTTGCCGTCGCCGCCTCGTTCGCCACGGTGAGCGCGCCTGCCGATGCGGTTGCGGCATCTTCGGCGCCGGCGAGCCCGAGCATCTGCGGCGTGATCTTCGACAGATCGCCGCCGGTGGCCGCCAGAGCGTCTGCCATGGCCTTCGCCGACACCGATGCCCCGACACCCGACATGGCGAGGTTGTCGATTGCAGTTGAAGCAGCAGCGGCGGGGGCGGTGATCCGGGCAAGCGACGCGCTGGTCTGGTCGACCGTGGCATTGATGCTGGCCGCCGCGGTGCCGATGCCCGGCGTTGCCGAGAGGGCAGACGCGAGGCGCGCATCGAAGCTACGCACCATCTGCTCGGCTTGGGCGAGCGACGACTGCAACGGCGCGAGGTTGCCGCCGATGTCGACGGAAACACTGCCCGCGCTCATGCCGGTATCGGCCATCGGTTGCCCTCAAATCGAGTGTGGAGTAGCTTCCGCCGCCCAAGGAGGGCCGCGATGAGCCGGTTTTCAGTGCAGACCAGCAGTCATTTGAGCCGAACCGGGTGGATCGGCGCCGGGCTGCTTGTTGCCGGGCCGGTGATCGCCGCCATCGGCTGGTGGGTGTTCTCGGCCGCCGTCGCTGCCGGAGCATCTCCGGGCAGCATCGACGATGGCGCCCGAGCGCAGTTCATCGTCGGCGTCCTGATGCTGATCATCGGCGCGATCGCCGCGCCCGCCGGCCTCGTCGCCGTACTGGTCGGTCGGTCCTACGAGCACGACGTCGAGGTCCGCCAGTAGCTTACTCAGACGTATCGGGCAGCCATGCCCAACTCTTGCCGCGTCTGATCGCCGAAATCGTCGACAAGTGCACGTCGAATTGCTCAGCGATGTCGCAATCCAGCATCGCGCCCTTCATGCTCCTGATCTGCTGAACATCGTCTTGACTGAGCCGATGTCGGCCCTGGCGTTCGCCTTGCGGCAACGTTCCGTGAATGCGCTTGTCGCCCTCATTTTCAAGATGAGTTGCCCACCGGAGATGCTTCGGATTGCAGCACCCAAGATGGCCGTTGCCACAGTTGTGCGCCGCTTCCAGCCCCCCAGACAGAGGATCGCCATGCGCAAGGATGCACATGACCCGGTGAGCGGTGGCCGACTTCCCGTGATAGTTCAACCTACCGTAGCCATCGTCGCCTGACGCAAAAGGCCACTTCAGGCAGTCGTCTCCGTCATACAGCGAATTCGCTTCCAGCCAAGCGAGCGGCGCGCCATTTGGCGCCCTGAGAGATTTCGCTAGCGGATCGCCATACAGCTTAAGCCGTCGATCATGGTTGTAGCACAGCCCATGGCTCTCGCACGGCTTGCCGCAATCTGGAACGCTGCATATACGCTTTGGTCTAGCCACTCGAACCTCCTGCGTTCGGGCTTGGTCAGAGCGCGCCGCGATGTGTCCAGCATCCGGCGCGTTCGTCTTTTTGCTAATTCGATGCTGAGAAGTCAACCAAAGAGAGCGTCGAACAGCTCGGGCGTCATCGGCCGGGCGGATGTCTCTGCCTTGGCCTCGGGCTCGTCATCGCCGCCCCACATCGCATTCGCGATCCGGATGGCCAGTTGCTTGTCGCGCCTGACGCTGCCTTGATGCGCCAGCAGGATCGCGCACACGTCGGTGTGCATCGCCGTGTCGTATGAGAGGCCGCTCGCCATGGCGGTCTCCACAAGCCACGAGACAAACGCCTCGTGGCTTACTGAGGGCCCTTGTCCCCGCTTTCGGCATCGGTCTTGAGCGGCTTGCCGCCGTTGGCGCAGATCAGGACGAACTCGATCAGCGGCGCCATCAGGTTCGCCATGCCGGCGGCGGCGACATTGGACGGCGCATCCTTGGCGGCCTTCGCGTCGAGCCCGGCGCCGACGACAACCACATCGGTCGCGGCCTTCACGTTCATCCGCTGCAGCGCGGCGATGAGCGGGGAGAACCCGTCCCAGGTCGAGCTGAGCGTCAGGATGGCGTTCGGCGTCGGCCTGAGCTCGAGGTCTTGCCCGCCGACGGTGACGGTGACGCGGGCGAGTTGCACATCGGCAGCGGTCACGTCGGCCATCAGAGCGTCACGCCGGTGACGTTGCCATGGATGCCGAGGACGGTCGTGGACTTCGCGACCCCGACGACGATCACGTCATCGCCGGTTGTGAGATCGGCCTGCGGGCAGAGCAGCCCCACGGTCGCCGATACGCAATAGGTATCGCCGGCCACAAGCGTGGCGCCCGCCGTGAGATCGCCGCCGGTCTGTACCGCAATGGGCTGGCCGCTGGATGCTGCGTTGAGCGTCACGCCATCGAACGATTTGGCCCCGGCGCCGTTGGCGTCGGACGGTTTGTAGGTGTTGGTGGCCGCGTCGAGATAGACCGGCTGGCCCTGGGTGAGCGTAGCGCCGGCCGTGTGGCCATAGTCGATGATTGCATTGCCGCCGGTCTTGACGTTGGCGGCAGTGATGGTGAGGTCAGCCATGTCGCGTTCCTATCAGGCCGCAGCTTCGACGGTAGCGACGTTCGAGTTGATCTCGAGCGTGCCGTTCATCAGCCGCGCGGTGTTGGCGCCGCCGCCGTCCTCTGACACGTCCATGACGAGGCCGACGAAATACTTGCTCGTGGGCGTGCCGCCGTCGGGCGCGTCGTTGAAGGTGATCTTGAACGGATAGTTGTAGGCGGTCGCTTCTGCGGCGATAAGCGCGAGCTGCCCGGCATCGGTTGCCGACACCGCGAACTTGTTCTGCATCTGGCCGGCGTTGCGCGAGCCCTTCTGCTTGAGATCGCGGCTCTCGCCGATGAGCGGCGTGGTGATGAGCGCGGCACTGTCGCCGATCTTGCCCATCGACTGCCAATATTTGACCTCGGTCCACGTCACGGCCGAGAAGTCGGACTCGGACACGTCCGCATCGGGGCGCGGCATGGACGCCGAGCCGATATAGATTTTCGCCCCATTGACGGGGAACAAGTCAGCCATCTGAGGCTCCTGGGTTGTGCGTCGGGCCCCTGCCCGCCGCTATGAAAGGCGAATGGTGAGCGTCACCAACCGATGCACGCTCGCATCGTCGTCTGTGGGACCGACGATGGGCCCCGTCGCGGTGATGCTGGATACCGTCCAGCCATCGACACTGAGGTTCTTCGGCTGCCGGTGGAACAAATCCCGCACCTTGAGCGCGATGCTGTCGCAGACGCGGGTTTGGTTGACGTTGGCCGTCGATGTGTTCTGCCCGAAGATCGAGATATCGCGGATGATCTCGATCACGGGATCGGCGATCAGGTCCTGGTCGGAGCGGGTCACATCCCCGGCGGTGACGATCATCGGATAGGCGGCATCCGCTGGTGTTGGCCGGTTGGTGAAGATGCTCGCCGACCCCTGCCATTGGCCGAGCAGTGCCACGATATCGCTGTTGCCCGATAGAGCCGCGTACAGAGGCGCGGACAGGTCGGGGGATGATCTGCCGCCGAAAGGCATTCTACTGCGCCTTGTTCGTTTGCGATTGTCGGTCGTTGTGGTACAAATAGCGAACCCGCCGAGCGTTGGAGCGCTCAAGGCGGGTTCTAACCAAGTCCGATCTTAGGAGGATCGAAGATGGCTACTTCCCGGATATGCTCAGTCGATGGTTGCGGCAAGCCGCATCATGCGCATGGCTACTGCGCCGTCCACGCCGCCAGGTTTGCCCGGCTAGGCGACCCGCTGGCGGGCGGCATGTTTCGATCAAAGAACAACGGCGCGACCTGCAGGGTCGATGGCTGCACGAGCCCCTCCAAGAAGCGCGGTTTCTGCGATGCGCACTATGCCCGCTGGCGCAGACACGGCGACCCGACCGCCGGCGAAGTTCGAACCTTTCACACTGGCTGCGCAGTCAATGGCTGCCAGAACGAGCACAAGTCTTTCGGCTATTGCGGCACTCACTTGCGCCGTTTCAAACTCTATGGCGACCCGCTCGGGACTGCTCCTAAGCGCGATCACCCCACGATCTGCATCGTGCCTGGCTGCACTCGTCCGCCAACTGGACACAAGGACATGTGCCATGCCCACTACAAGCGCTTCTGGCGGCATGGCGACGCGGATGGCCAGAGAAGGTTCTACGCCGCCCCCGGAGAGCCTATGCGCTGGCTCCTGGCAAACATCTCCTACACGGGTGACGACTGCCTACACTGGCCCTACGCCGTCGAGCCGCAATCGGGCTATGCCGTGATCGGCACCCCTAAGATGATCGCATCGCGCCTTATGTGCGAACTTGTGAACGGTCCGCCGCCCACGAAACACCATGAGGCCGCGCACAACTGCGGCAACGGCCACCTCGGCTGCGTCAACCCGAACCATCTGCGATGGGCGACTCCTGCATCCAACTCCTTTGATCGATGGGAGCATGGAACGATGGTCTTTGGCGAAGAGGTGCACAACGCTAAGCTCACCGTCGACTCTGTGCGCCAGATACGGCGGCTGCGCGGGGTGATGACCCAATCTGCCATTGGGAAGATGTTCGGCGTCCACCAAGGCACGGTCAGTGCCATACAACTGCGACAGTCTTGGTCGTGGCTCGACTAGCGAAGCGCCTTAGAAATCTCCTCTGCTATATCAGACCTAATGGCGTCCCGTTTTGCTACCAAGGCCGGAACCGCGTAGGGCCTCGGTGCCATCTTAAAGGTGCCCTTCTCCAGCGCCAGCGCATGATCGCTGCCAAAGTTCACATTGCCGGTCAGGTTGCCTTCGTCCACCGATGTGGTGACCGAGCCGACCAGTTGCCCCGTGTCTGAGGCAGGACTCTCCCCCGGAGCGGATGCCTGGTGTGAGACGCCATTGCGGCGGTAAATCCGTCCCGATTTCACCGTGTTGAGGATCAGGCTCACGGCCTCGTTGGCCACGTCCTCGACGCCGCGATGGAGCCCCTGCACCGTTGCGGCGCGTAGCACATCCATGACGCGGCTGCCGTTCCAGATCACGCTCATGACGCTGGAGCCTTGAATGCCTGGCAATCATAGGTGGCATTCGCCGGATCGCGGGCGATGTCCCTGATCTGGTACGTCGTGCCGCCCAGCGTCACCTTGTCGGCAATGGCCGGAACGGCATCGCAGAGGCCGGCAATGAGGATCACGCGAACATCCGTTGCGGGGATGCCCGCAGCAGCGATCATGATGGCGCTGTAGGTGTCGAGAAAGCCCTGCACCGCCGACGTCGAAGTCGTGTAGATCGGATCGCCCTCGGCGGTTCGGCCGGTGACCGTCGTCTTTTGCAGCGTGCCGGTCAGCAGCAGGCCATCGAAGCCCCCCGCGATCGCGTCAGCAATGTCGCCATCGAGCAGGCCCATGTCACGACGCCTTGCGGATCAGGTAGCGCTTGCTGCACCTGCAGTTTATCCGAGTCTCGGCCGGTGCAGCGGGATCGCCCGGGTAACGAAGATGATTGCCGAGCCCGTCGACGAAGGTCTGCCCGAACGGGACAACCTGCCCGTCCATGGATGCGTGCCAATCACGCTCGCGACCATCGAGGATGGTCCGCCATTGCGTGTCGACGAGGTTCCCGCTCACGGCCCCGCTGGCCACCACCTGGCGCATGTGTTCGTCGCGCCCGGCATTGAGCGCGGTCAGCGCCTCGGTGCGTCCGATGGCTTCACCGCGATACCTCAATGCCCGGTTGCGGAACGCCCGTACCATCGGGTCGATCTGTTCTGAGGTCAGCGGCTTGTCGGCATCGAGCGCGGCCCGGATCGAACGGTCGAAGCGCCGATCCCTCAGATTGTACGTCAGCGCCTTTGCGTCATTGGCCCGCAACGCCGCCTCGAAATTGGCGGCCCATTGCTCTTGGCTGGCCGTGAGGCCAATAAGCCCCCCCTCGCGCTGCCCAGTGACGGCACTGACGCGCCCCACTAGATCGAGTGCGATCTGACGTGCACCCACCCCCTGCCCCACATCGCGCGAGATCACCTCGCGCAGCATGGTCACCTGGTCGTCGACGATGCTGCGCACCAGCGCAGCGCCGTGCTGTTTCAGCCACGCCTCGGCCACGGGGTTGCGTGCATCGAACGAGATCGAGATCGGGAAGCCCTCGGCATCCCGGATCACCGGCAGTTCGCGGTTCGCTCCACCACCACCGGCCGCGAATGCCGCTTCAACCTCGTCCAGCAGCGGATTGAACGCCACCGGATCAACGCCGAGCGCGCGGATCACGCCGGGCACGTCATGCTGTTCCAGCTTGGAGATGACCGTTCGGAGCGTCACGCGCGAGCGGATCGAGGCGAAGGCGGCAAGGAACACGTCGCGGACGCGGCTCGCGAACTCGTCGAGCTGGTCGGCGAAACTCTGCGGCTGGGACGGACGATAGAGCATCAGGCCCTCGAGGCGTGGCCGGCCATCGTCGAGTCCGGCGTGAGCAAGGCGCTCAGTGCCTGCCGGATGGCGTGATAGACCGTCTGCGTCGGCGCGTTGCCGTCGTATTCGATGGAGACCGAGCCGGCCTTGAGCGTCCGAATGGCGTTGCCGCGCTTGAGGTCGGGCGCGAGGCACCCGGGCGAAGCCAGTTCGCGCACTGCGCCCTCGCAGGTCGCATGGACGATCTCGACGGGGATCTGGCTCGAGGTGATCTGGTCGTATTCGTAGAGGCCATAGCCGTACCCGTAGCCATAGCCGTACCCGCCGAGCTGGCCGAACGGCATGTCGCCGGCCTGCGGGGTGTAGTAGTAGGCACCGGTGCGCGGCCATTCGAGCGCCTGGGCACGGCGATGGGTCCGGTAGCCGGTAAATCGAAGCCGGTAGCGGTTGTCGATCGCCGCCGTTGCGCGGCGCAGAGCGGCCTCGCATGCCGCCGTGTCCGTCGTCGGGAAGCTCAGCGCGCGATCGGTCGCATAGGTGGCGCAATCGGCCACCGACACGTAACTGTCGGCGTTGGCGAGGCCGGTGCCGTCTTCGACCGTGAGACTCATGACCAATCCGCGTTCTTGAGGCGCATCGGCAGGATATCCGCCAACATTGCGTAGTCGCAGCAGACGAGTCGACCTTCGTACATGCCGAAGTGGCTCTGCTTCAGATCGCGCACCAGAAAGCTTGGCAGCTTCGCCGGCAGCTGGTCCCGCGGTACCGGCTCGACCCGCTTTTGCAGAAGCACCAGACCATGCGTCGAGATGGCGACGCATGGGGCGAGCCAGTCGGCCGCGGCCTTGTAGGTCTGCGTCTCCGTCCACGCCCGATACTCATGGGCGTTCTGGAACATGTTGGCCGGGTCCTTCTCGATCTTCACCACCAGCGTCGGATCGATCTTGCAGGCGAACACTTTGCGGTTGCTCTCGCCGATCAGGTCACCACAGAGTAGGTTGAAGGCCTCTTCCATCGCGAATGCATCTGCGTCGATCATCAATTCACCGCGACGGTTTCGAATTGCGTTAGGTCGATCGCCAGCCAATGATCGGCATCGAGTTCGGCGACGGCGGTGACGGCTTCCGCCGGATCATCCGTCTCATCGCCGAAGGCGTCGAACATGTTGGTGATCGGGCATACATCGCCGCGGTCGGTCAGCACGAAGCGCTGACCGCGATTGACCGCGACCACATCGACCATGGTTATTCCGCCGGCGCCGCGCGCTTGGCGACTTCGGCGGCGATGATCTCGCTGGCCTTGTCCGAGGTGATCTCGTCCTCACCGCCGACGATGCGCCGGGCCAGCGAAACACGCTGCTTCCAATGCAGCGACTCCCAGTCATCAGGAATGACGATTGGCGCGCCGGGCGGTGCATAGAGTTCGTGGATCGTCGGATCGAAGTTCTCTTCCTCGATGTCGACGAAATCGCCCTGCGAGGCCGGATGCGTGGACTTGATGCGGACTTCCGCCATGGTGAAGCTCCAAAGATCGGATGAAAGCGGAGGCCGACCGAAGCCGGCCTCGCCAATTGGCCGGCCTTAGCCGAGCAGGATGCCGATGTGCTCGGGCTTGACCGCCGCAACGCCCCAAGCCAGCGAAACCTCGTACTGGATCTGGCGGTACTGCGGATAGATCGCGACTTCGAACGAGAGGCCGCTTTCCGGGTCGGTGATGATGGTCCGGTCGCGGGCAAGGTCGCCCTGCGGCGGAATCGCCGGCACGCGGGTCGCAAGTGCAATCGCCGAGCGGGCGAAAGCCAGGTTGCGCGCCGAGGTGCCGATCGTGGTGATGGTCTTGGCCGATGCCGGGATGGCCTGGCGCAGACCAGGAGCCGCGATGGTGATCGTGCCGCCGTTCGACACATCCGTATCGCCGGAGACCACAACGTACTTGTTGTTGGTATCGCCGGAGATGGTGATCACGTCGCCGGCAACGATGGTGCCGGTACCAGCCGAAGCGAGGCCGATCGAGGTAGCACCAACCGCATAGCCGGCGGTATCGGTCGTGCCGCTGGCATTGGTGCCCGCGGTCGCGGTCTTAACCTGCGCGGACTCACGCATCGCAAAGCCGTTGACGTCGAGCAGGACGCCACGACGCAGGAGCGTGGTGTCGCCCGCTTCGTTGGCCTTGGTCAGCTGCGTGTTGCTGCGCATGTTGGCGCCGGCCGAGGTGTTGAACACCATCTGCAGGTCGCCCATCGGCGCGCCGTTATCCGCGAGGATTTTGCGCATCTGGGCGGAGTCGCCAACACCCGACGCGAACGGCGCGGTGCCGGCCGTGCCATAGGCGCGCGAGGCGTAGACGTGCAGCGCGGCGAGGTCGGCTTCGGCTTCGTTCACCAGCGCGCGCATGGCCTGGGCGAACTGGTCGCGCAGGATCACGTTGTAGCTGGCGCCGTTGTTGTCGAGACCGAGCTTCTCTTCGCCGTTCCAGCGGATCGGCACGCGGCGGGCCTTGGTGATGGTCATCGAGACCGAGCCGATGGTCTGGTCGCCATCGTCGGGCGGCGTCACGCCGGGGGTGACGTCGCTGGCCGACGCGGCCGGCGCGACCGGCGAGCGGACGGTCTGGCCGACGGCGGCACGGTCATAGGTCATGTCCGCCGACACGGCGGGGATGAAACCGACCAGCTCACGGGACACCACGTCCAGCGCATTGTAGATGGTCGGAATCAAATTTGTCAAAGT